TGAGCGATACAGCGACAAGACAGGTAAGCGATTGAAGGATAAAGTAGAAGTATTTAATCCAGGTTCCCGCAAGCAAATAGCGGAAAGATTAATGAGTCTGGGATGGAAACCTAGAAAACATACAGAGAAAGGATCAGTCATTGTCGATGAGAAAGTATTACAAACTGTTAAAATCCCTCAAGCTAAACCTATTCTACGATATCTACTACTTCAGAAAAGGGTGGCTCAAGTTAAGTCGTGGGTTGAAAATGTATCTGAAAGGGGACGGGTACACTGTAAGGTCAGAACCAACGGAGCGATCACGGGACGAATGACACACAGTAAACCTAACCTAGCTCAAGTCCCGCGTGTCGGTAGCGAGTATGGTGAGGAGTGTAGATCAGTATGGACAGTAGAGGACGGTAATGTACTACTCGGTGCTGATGCTAGTGGACTAGAACTCAGGATGCTTGCACACTATATGGACGATAGGAACTACACGAAAGAGATACTCGAAGGTGATATCCATACAGCTAACATGCAAGCTGCCGGACTGACTGACAGAGATCAAGCCAAGACATTTATCTATGCGTTTCTGTATGGTGCAGGTCCTGCTAAGATCGGTCAGATTGTAGGTGGTGGTGAGCGAGAAGGCAGACGATTGATCGATAGCTTCTTAAAGAACACGCCAGCCTTGCAGAAACTCAAGGACAAGGTTAGCCGGTTAGCTGAGAAGGAATGGTTGCCTGGACTGGATGGTCGTAGATTGATTGTTCGGTCACAACACGCTGCTCTGAATACATTACTGCAGGGTGCAGGTGCAATAGTTATGAAACAAGCGTTAATTATCTTGAACAGAAAATTAATTAATGGTAATATGGATGCTCGGTTTGTTGCCAATGTGCATGATGAATGGCAGATTGAAACTACCGAACAAGATGCAGACACGGTTGGACACTTTGCAGTACAATCCATCCGTCAAGCAGGGATCCGTCTAAACTTACGTTGCCCTTTAGACGGGGAATTCAAAGTAGGACTAAATTGGGCAGCGACACATTAACTAAAGGAATTTAAATGAAACCAGTAAAAGTAAAAGGTCAAATATTTTGGTCACGTCACAACGAGTCTTATGATGATGGACGGTATGGTGTAGACATTGGGAAACTGTCAGCTAAAGCAGTCGAGAAGTTGCAGGAAGAAGCTATGCTCGATGTCAAGCACAAAGAGACTCAGGATTTTCATGTCACCTGTAAGAGTAACTATCCTATCAAGATGGTTGACTCCGAAGGTAATGAGATTACAGGTAAGATCGGTAATGGATCTGATTGTATTGCCATCATTGATCCTTATACCTACAACTACAAAGGTAAGAAGGGCGTGTCAGCAGGGATTAGGGGTGAGGTTGTTGTCACAAACCTAATCGAGTTTACTGGAGCAGGTGCAGCGTCTGCTGATCTGGAAGCACTAGAAGCAGTATAATGGGTAGACCGTCTCTCAATAATGCAACTGCACTGATAGACGGTGATATCCTAGTGTACCGAATTGGTTTTGCTAGTGACGATGATGATGAGAAGTTTGCTATTAGTCGGATGGGTAACTATGTTACTAATCTTTTACGCTTCGATTACGTAGATGACTTCTCTGGTTACGTCACCGGCAGGACCAACTTCCGGTACAAGATAGCTAACGAGAAAGAGTACAAGGGGAATCGTAGTGGCGCTAGAAAGCCTAACCATTACGAAGCCCTGCGTCAGTACCTCATTGAACGATGGGGATTCGAGTTAAGCGAAGGGGAAGAAGCGGATGATGCAATTGGTATTGCTGCCTACACTATGAAGGCAGGAGCCTTTTGCATCATGTCGTTAGATAAAGACCTTGATATGTTGCGGGGATGGCACTACAACTTTGTCAAGGACAATCTTTATTACATTACTGAGAAGGAAGCCATCAAACATTTTTATCTTCAGATACTAACCGGTGATCGAGTGGACAACATTCCTGGACTGCAGGGCATAGGTCCCGTTAAAGCTGGGAAGATACTGAAGGACTGTAAAAACGAGAGACAATTATTCGCTGCGGTTTTAGAAGCGTATGAGGATAACCTTGAGTTACTAACTGAAAGAGCACAATTACTATGGATACGAAGAAAAGCTGGAGAGATTTGGATACCGAAGATTTCCCAGAGATAGCGTATATTGAATGGCTGGATGCTGTGTCAGAATCTGGATGGGAAACCATTGAGAAAGCTGAAGCACATCCGGTATTGAGTATAGGTTTCGTAGTAGCGGAAGACGATGACGCTATATGTATTGCTGCTGCTATATCCTACGATCAGTCTAACTCAAGAATGCAAATACCTAAAGGCATGATTACTAAAGTGAAGCGGGTTAGATTGAACAAGTTCTTAGACATAAGGAGAAAACAATCAAAACCCAAAGCGCAAAAGCCAAAGGAAGAAAACTCCAGCAATGGTTTAGAGACAGAATTTTGGACAGGTTCGACTTTTCCAGGTCCGATGTAAGATCAACCAGTATGGGAGCAGGTGGGGAAGACATACTGTTTTCTCAGGAAGCAGGAGATACATTAGGCATATCAGTAGAGTGTAAGTCAAGAAGTTCTCTCGCTGTGTATGCTTTTTATTCCCAAGCTGCCGACAACTGCCCAGAAGATAGAGAGCCTGTTGTTATTGTTAAACAGAACCACTCTAAACCACTGGCTGTTATCGATGCAGAATACTTCATACGACTGCTAAAGGAGAAGCATGAGACACTTAGTCATTCCTGATACGCAATGCAAACCTGGCTATCCTACTGAGCATTTAGAGTGGGTCGGGAAATACGCAGCAGAAAAGAAACCAGAAGTTATTGTCCATCTCGGAGATCACTGGGACATGCCGAGCCTTTCCATTTACGATGTCGGTAAGAAAGCATTCGAGGGACGGACATATAACAACGATATCATTGCAGGTAACTTAGCGATGGATAAATTAATGAAACCTATTGTCAATGAAATCAATAGGTTAAAGAGAAACAGAAAGAAAACATGGAACCCTAAGTTAATTTTCTTAATAGGTAATCATGAGCAACGAATAGAGAGAGCTATAGAGTCTGATAGAAAACTAGAAGGCTTGATAGGTTATAACGACTTTAACCTAAAAAAGTACGGCTGGGATATACAAGACTTTCTAGACGTAAAAATAATAAATAACATTGCATACAGTCACTACTTTACATCGGGCGTTATGGGTAGACCGGTTAGTAATCCTGGTTTATTATTACAGAAGAAGCACATGAGTTGTATTATGGGACACGTTCAAGACCGAGCTATATCATTTAGTAAACGGGCAGACGGTTCTAGTATTACAGGAATCTTTGCTGGTATCTGTTACCAACATGACGAGGACTACTTAACTCCGCAGACAAACGGTAGCTGGTCAGGAGTTTGGATGTTGAACGAGGTAAACAACGGTAGCTTTGATGAGATGCCAATCAGTTTAAATTATCTAAGGAAGAAATATGCAAGTAGAAAAAGTACTAGATGAAAGAGCGCAGACTTACGGGCAGTATCATATGGTCAGTAAGATCAGCCAAGAACTAAAACAAGTCATGAAGTATTCACCTAACTACGCTACCATGCCTGACTACATGAAGGAATCTCTCGACCTGATTGCAAACAAGTTAGCTAGAATACTTAATGGTGATCCGTTATATGATGACTCATGGAGAGATATCTCTGGGTACTGCACTTTAGTACTGATGGAGATAGAAGATATGGAGAATCATTGTGAACCTGACGCTTGTTGAATTAAAAGAAAAGCTAATGCAGTTTGATGAGCTTGACTTGATTGAGCTTCTGGACTTGACTTCGGAAGATATACTTGATCGTTTTGAAGATGTTGTTGAAGATAAATATGAAATGTTACGAAAGGAAATTTAGTGGATTTTTACCAAGAATATATTGCTAAGAGTAGGTACTGTAGGTTTGTGCAGGACGAAGGACGTAGAGAGAACTGGTTTGAGACAGTCGATAGATATATGGACTTCATGAAGAACCATCTGGAGACTAAGCATAATCATGTGATCCCGATGGAGACAGACTCAGAGTTGCGTGAAGCTATCAAGAACCTAGAGGTTGTACCTTCTATGCGTTCTATCATGTCAGCAGGTAAAGCGTTAGACAGGGACAACACAGCAGGATACAACTGTAGCTATCTACCTGTTGATGATCCCAAAGCATTCGATGAGGCTATGTACATCCTACTGTGTGGCACTGGTGTAGGCTTCAGTGTTGAGCATAAGTACGTTGATAAGCTACCTGAGATACCTGAGAAGTTATTTAAGTCAGACACGACTATCGTTGTTGCTGATAGTAAAGAAGGTTGGGCTAAAGCATTACGTCAGGTCATAGCACTACTGTACTCTGGTGAGATACCTAAGTGGGACTTACGAAAGGTTAGACCAGCAGGTGCTAGACTCAAGACCTTTGGTGGTAGAGCTAGTGGACCAGCACCACTGAATGAGTTGATTGAGTTTGTCATTAAGAAGTTTCAAGGTGCAGTAGGACGTAAGCTCAACACACTAGAGTGTCACGACATCATGTGTAAGGTAGCTGAGGTTGTAGTAGTGGGTGGTGTTAGACGTTCAGCTATGATCTCACTGTCTGATTTAGAGGATGACAAGATGAGACACGCTAAGGTAGGACAGTGGTGGGAAGCTAATCCTCAACGTGCATTGGCTAACAACTCTGCTGTGTACGCTACCAAGCCTGATGTTGGTCAGTTCCTTAACGAGTGGACTAGCTTATATCACAGTCATAGTGGTGAGCGTGGTATCTTTAATCGTGAGGCTGCTGTAGCTACTGCTAAGAAGAATGGACGTAGAGATACAGACTTCGAGTTTGGTACTAACCCATGCTCAGAGATTATTCTTAGACCTTATCAGTTCTGTAACTTGTCTGAGGTTGTAGTTAGAGATACAGATACCAAGCAAGACTTAGAACGTAAGGTTAGACTAGCTACTATCTTAGGTACGTATCAGTCAACGCTGACTCACTTCCCGTATCTTCGTAAGGTATGGCAGAAGAACACTGAGGCTGAGAGACTACTCGGTGTGTCACTGACTGGTATCCTGGACAACAAACTCATGGGAGAAACCAGTGAACAAACTAAAGCAATGCTTGAGGGACTCAGAGATGTTTCGGTTGCTACAAACTTACAGCTATCCACTGAGCTTGATATCCCTGTATCTGCTGCCATCACTTGTATTAAGCCTTCTGGCACTGTTAGTCAGCTTGTTGACTCTGCCAGTGGCATTCATACGAGACACAGTAAATACTATATCCGCAGGGTACGAGGCGATAAGAAAGACCCTCTATCCACCTTCATGACAGAGCAGGGTATACCTTCTGAGGACTGTGTACTACGACCAGAGTCTACTACTGTCTTTAGCTTTCCTAAGAAGTCACCAGACAATGCACTACTGCGTGATGACTTGACAGCAATACAACACTTAGACTTGTGGTTGATGTATCAGAAGCACTGGTGTGAGCATAAGCCGTCAGTCACTATCTCTGTTGAGGAGCATGAGTGGGTTGAGGTAGGCTCATGGATTTGGAAGAACTTCGATGATGTCAGTGGTGTTAGCTTCTTGCCGTATGACGGAGGGACATACAAACAAGCACCCTATGAAGAGTGCAGTGAGGAGGAGTATAAAGAACTGTTGCACAAGATGCCTAAGAGTATTGAGTGGGACAGTCTCATCGAGGTTGATGACAATGTAGAGGGAGTACAGACACTGGCTTGTACAGCAGGAGTGTGTGAGATTTAATCCTTCTTACTATTAATGAGATCAAACAAGGCGCGTACTTTCTCTTCTAACACAGAGATGCGCGCCCCAATTTCT